CCACCAGTGGACTTAAGCTGCTCAAGAAGCGCTCCCCTTCGATTACGTCTTTGGTCGCTAATTTCTTTGAGTGTATTGGTATTATATTTGACATTGGTATTATCTCCTTTTTCTAGTTTCCATTGTATATTGTTTTGCAGCCAAGCTCTGTACTGCTTATTAAAGTCATTCGATAAGGTACGCTTCTCTGTGTGATAAGCTATAAATTTCTCAAGCTGTAACTCTAACTCCTCTGCAGTCATATGCTTACTTACAAGTGCAGCTGTCTTAGTTTTCTTGTTAAGTTCATTTGGTCTAAAATCTATATTAATATAACTACTGTTATTGTGATTGTGATTGTGATTGTGATTGGTAGAGCCATGCTTTGCTTTTGCTTTAGCATTGCTAGACTTAGTTTTGTTTGTTTTCAGTGCCTTAGCCAGTCCACCACGTTTACCAGCTTCTACACGTGATTTATGCTTAGCAGTACCTTCGACAAACTCTTCATGTAATCTTTTGTTATAATATCTATCTTTTTTTATGTGAAAGAACTCGTCTAACACTGATGTTAATATTTGTATGTCTGCGTCTGACCTGCACAAGCATTTACGTGCTATCCATGTAATGTCTGCTGGTAAGCTGCAAGTTGCTGTAGTCCATGTAAGCCTGAGCAGTCTGTGATAATAACCCTCCTCCTCAGCTGTCAAATGCGCGACTGCATATCCAAAATCTTTTACGTAGTAACTGAACCAAGGTAAGCTACTCATTTTCTATCTCCTATTTTATATTTTGTAATCGTTAGCTCTGCGTAGCCACCCTTTGATTGTGGCAACCAGCTCATCTTTAGTTCACGTATTAAGCAATCGTCAACTATGATTGTGCCTGTCATTACGTCCTGTAAGCCCTTAGCATGATTATCTAAGTCTCTCCGACGCTTGCAGGGAACGCTGAGAGCGATTTGCAAACTAATGTCACAACTTAGCGGCAATCCTGTATATTGCTCTGTAATCGCTTCCAGTGCCTTTGCACGCCATAATCTGTATCTTTTAGACTTAATCCGTCTGCGTCCATGATTAGAATACATCGAATTGACTGATATAGGAAATGGCAGCACCAATTTAAGCATCAGTTATGTCCTTTATTTCTATACCCCACTTTGCAGCCTGACTAATTATAAGCTCAGTAAGCAGCGTAAATTGCTCAACATTAAATTTAGACGTTGCTGGGTTAAGAGGCAGCATACCACCATGCAAGTCTGGTATCCAATTTGTCTCTTTTACAATTGAGCTAGCGAAAACTACTTTCCATGCTTCAGCTGAATATCTAGCACCAACCTTGTGCAAACCCCATTCATTACCATTCCACCTAATCTGATTTGATATTATATTAAGTAATGCCCACATCATTTTATTTTGCTGTGTGCTTCTTGTGTCTGACTTGTTGCGCTTGAAAGTTATATATGTATTGGCTGGACTGCGATTGATAAGGTCACGTGCTTTGTTGCGCGTAACCTCATCAGTTAATTGTAGTGTGTACTCACCCATATTTAAAATGGTATATCATCGTCTAATGGATAATCACTTGTTACTGGTTTGTCTGGCAGTGTTGCTAGTCCAGTTCCGCTGTTAGTTGCACCAAGCAGCTTAATCTCACCATTATACTTTTCCAATACAACCTCAGTCACATACTTGTCACCACTGTCACTCGTGTACTTACGTGTGCTTAGTTTGCCTTCAATATATATCTTGCTGCCTTGTCCTGCATAATTCTCAATGAGCTTAATCAAGTTCTCATTGAAGATACTAATTTTGTGCCAGCTGGTCTTTTCTTGCTTTTCACCAGTCTTACTTTTCCAGCGTTCATTAGTTGCTAATGAAAAGCTCATATGTCTGTTATTATTACTAAAGGTGCGTGCGACTGGTTCACTACCTATGTTCCCTATTAAAATTACTTTATTAACCATTATGTGTCTCCTTGTTGTTGGTTTAATTTAATTATGGTTTCGTCAATTTCTGTATGTGCTTTATGTATCTCACATAGCAATCTATCTTGATATTCACTGTCTGCCATTACTCTGACTATTGCCAGCTGTAAGTGGTCTGGAAATCTATCGTCAAAACTGCAAACGTCTGTCCAAGGTTTGCCAGTGACTAACATTTGATGCTGCACTTGGTTGTAATATTCTACGGCATGTTTTTGCTCGCTGAGATACGTTATGTGCTTGTGACTGGTTGGGCATTTTATCTCAACTAAACCATCTTCCATAACGCCGTCTGGTGACGCGCCAATATAGTCGAACTCATCATGCAAGCAAAATCCAACCTCAACTGGGCTAGTTCCAGTATGAAATGCATATGCATCTCTGGCAGTTGCCTCCAGCTCTATGCCTCGCAGCATATGACTAGATGTAAATCCTTGCTCAATTGTACCAGTAAGACGCTGCACGACCATCTCACCAATTAGCGTTACACGTCCAGCTGATGGCTTGCCTGACTTAAGATTAGCCATCAGTGGTTTTGTTCTACTCGCTGTGAATACACCAGCTCTGCACGATTGCCATTCTGGTGTACCCTGTATGATATTATCTATAACTCTCATGTGTCTGCCTCAGTTTCGGCTGTCTGTGCTTTATCTAAGGACTGCTTACGAATGTTCCATGCTGAGCGTAGTTTGTTTTTAGATGCATTATCCATTTGCGTCGTCTTAATTACATTGCCAGCCAGACTAAGCTGCTCCAGTGTCGCGCACGCTTCTATGCTTTGCAGCAATGGCTCTGTGTCAAATTCTGGTTTTGCATCATGCGACTTGTTACCATCATCGTCCTCGACTGGCATATTAAGTAGTGCTGATATTGCATTTCGTCGGCAGTAGGTAAATGTACTCATTAGCACGTGGATGTCTTTGTTTTTCAGTGGTGCTTCTGTATCTGTTTCAATCCACTCACCACTTTCTCCATGTGTAAGTCGTGTGACTACTATGATTGTTTGGTTTTTAGTTATGCGACCAAGCTCTTGCTGTATACTTAAATCATTGTCATGAAGCGCTTTATTGGACGCATTAATAACTGAACTTAGTGTTGCATATGTTGATTTGTAATGTGGGTTTTTGCCATCTTTCTTAGCTCCCGTTATTGCATTACTAGCAGCTGTGACAGCTGCTGCTATGTTTTTATATATTTCTGAATGTCGCATATTTAATCTCCTATTTTTTTTATGCTATGGTTTATGTTACTGCAATTGCGAATAATGTAAAGCCGAACGTAAATCCAGCCCAACCAACAAAGCTCACAAAGTCACGCAGCAATGTTTTACCAGCTGCGATTGCTTCTGCCTTCTCAGCTGCTTCTGCTAAGTCCCAATCTAGTAGACTAATGTTAAGTCTAATAGGCTCGTAGTAACAGTCGTAACAACTAACAACACCATTGGTAATGTTAGCGTCACGATTATCAATTATAATTTTACACTTACTGCATTTCATTTTATTTCCTTTGCTTTTAAGTCCAAGGCGGATGTAGGAATTGACTTTTTACACACGTACCACTCATCAACATCGTCGCCACACATTTCAGCAATCATTTCAAAACCTCTAATCATTTTTCTTGCTTTAGTTTTTCTGACTAGTTGTCGTTTTAACATAGTCCAACTAATAATTTCTAAGCCTTCGTCATTTACAGTTATGGGAATTGTATTTGCTTCGTAAAACGCTAATGCTTCTTTGTTTTTAGCAAAATGAGCATTTGCATTTGTTACATTTGCTGTACCTTTTGTAAGCCAAACATACCTTCCTAATGTGTTGTAAATAGTGTTATTACAAATGTAATAGCTTCCTTGTTTTATGCTCATTTGTTCTTCATTCCACCCTTCAAGTTGTATGCCTAATTGAGCAATAGACTTTATGTAATGCTTGCGAGTGAAATGTTTAAGCGAGCGCAAATCGTTTGCTTGTTTTTGAGTTTGTTTAATCATCTTATTCACCCCACTTTTTAATATTAAAACTACTATCAATTACTTTAAAACGTTCTACCCAAAAATCATCTGTATCGAGTAAAAATAGAGAAAAGCCTTCTTCGTCATACCACTTAGCCTCAATTACATATTCACGCCAAGCCTCGTTGTAGCTTAGGTCTAAACCTTTAATAATGTTAGCAACATTGTTAAAATCATGTGCAGTCTCATCGTCATGCGCGTAATGTACGTATGTGTCACCAAACTTGTAGCGCCATGCTTCTGGACACTCGCCCTCGCCGTTCCAAGTCGGCCAAGCTTTATTTTCCATTGCTTGTGTTTTTATTACTAATATTTTATACATTTTGTTTCCTTTTTTTAGGTGGCTTAATTGCCAAGTGTGTGGGGGCTTGAGCCCCCGTTTTTAGTTGATGTTAATTTTATTAAAACCACAATTAGCTACTGCGTAATATTCGCCATTAAGTTTAAATATATCGCTTGTGCTTGAGCTAGTACCTTTTCTATATCTTTTCACAAGCTCTGGGTTTTGCCAAAGATTAGTAACTTCATAAGCTTTCTCTAAGTCATTAACATCAACCTCATAAACAGGCTCATAATATGTAAAATCTTCTGCAGTAAAAGTTTCTGGTCTAAAATTAGCCCTATGTGTTACATCTGCATACTGCAAAAATAACTCGTTGTTACCATTTAGCTTATTAAATATTTCTCTTTTAATTTGGTATATTGTAATCATTTTAATTCCTTAAATTAGGTCGCTTAATTGCGTCTATGTAATTCTAGTATTGGAACTTTTGTACGACGTCAACAGTTAATATGCATATAAAACAATTTAATTTAAGTGTTGCGTTTTAATCTCACATCATTTAACGGACAAATATTACATAGGCAATCAAGCCACATAAATGGAGATGTAATATGACAAATAAAATAATATATGAGACTAGCAAAGAGGGTAATGGTGTTTTTAATGTTAAGATATTTGACGATGGAACAGTTGACACGACTGACGATGACAATATGAACTTGAATGTATTCGACAATGTTAATGATGCTATCAACTGGCATTACAAACAATATCGCCTCATAAAAAACAGAGAGGCAAATTCACACGAAAATATCGTTTATCATTTAATGCCTTTCCATAATTATGACATGCCACTAATTGTGGATAGCCAATGGAATATCATAAGTGCAGTTTGGGATAATACTGAACCAAAAGGAGTAGAAACATGACTAAATATACAGTTGAAGGCATTATAGAAAACTGTGGTGGTGCATCTGTCATAGCATCACATTGCACTAACCTAAAAGCTGACAGCATTCGTAAATGGATTACACGT